ATATCAAGTGACGATTTTTGCAAAACGGCTGAAGACGGCGATGCAAAATGCGGGAATGACCCAGGCCGATCTTTCAGCAGCGACGGGGATCGGAAAATCTTCGATCAGCCAGTATCTTTCCGGCAAGAACGTCCCCAGGCAGAAAACGATCCGGCTGTTCGCCGAAGTTTTGAATGTCGAAGAATCATGGCTGGACGGCACAACAGAGGACGAACCAGCGGATCAGGAAGAAGCGGAACTGATCCTAAACAGTAAACGGATCACCGTGGATCAGGCAGCGAAAATCATGGGCGTTTCAAAGGACTTTATCAGGGTTGGGCTTCAGCGTGGTCAACTGCCCTTCGGTGTGGCGGTCAAAATGTCGAGCGTTTACACATACTACATAAACCCGAAGCAGTTCTTTGAATATGTCGGTGGCCTGACATGATCCAGCTGTTCGGATTCCAGCGATCAGTCCTGGAACGGACGAAGGGCTTCAACCGTGTGGCCTATTATATGGACATGGGGTTGGGGAAAACCTTCGTCGGAAGCGAAAAGCTGGCTGTCCTGGGAAGTCATGTGAACCTTCTGATCTGTCAGAAATCGAAGATCAAAGACTGGATCAATCACTTCAAGGAAAACTATCCTGAATTTTTGGTCTACGATCTAACGAAGAAGGACGCACTGGTCGATTTTCTTTGCAAGGTCGAAAGCAGTCCGAAGATCGGGATCATCAATTATGAACTGACGTTCAGAAGACCCGAATTGCTGATGCTACGAGATTTCACCCTGATGCTGGACGAATCTTCGCTGATCCAAAACGAAACGGCAAAGCGGACAAAGTTCGTAATGAAATTGCAGCCGAAGAATGTGATTTTGTTGTCGGGAACGCCCACAGACGGAAAATATGAAAGACTTTGGTCACAAATCCAGCTGTTGGGTTGGTCGATCCGAAAAGACACATTCATGAAGCAGTATGTCGAAACGGTGTGGGTCGATGACGGTGACGGACATTTCAGACAAGCAATCGTCGGTTATAAGAACGTCGATCGGCTGAAGCGGAAGCTGGCTGAACACGGTGCGATCTTCATGAAAACCGAGGAAGCCGGAATCGAACTTCCAGAGCAGATCATCGTTCCCGTCACGGTCGAATCGTCGAAAGAATACAAAAAGTTCATGAAGTCCAGGCTGGTCACGGTGGAAGGTCGTGAACTGGTCGGTGACACAGCCTTGACGAAGCTGTTATATGCCCGAATGTTGTGCGGACAGTTTAACCAGGACAAGCTTGAAGCTTTCAGGGACTTGATCAACAGCACTGGTGACAGGCTGATCGTGTTTTACAACTTCAACGAAGAATTGGACAAGCTGCTGGCAATCTGCGAACACTTTGAAAGGCCGTGTTCCATAGTGAACGGGCAGACGAAAGACCTGGAAGCATACGAAACCCGATCCGATTCGATCACATTCGTTCAATACCAGGCCGGATCGATGGGGTTGAATCTTCAGAAAACGAACAAGACCATTTATTTCACCCTGCCGTTGAGTGCCGAACAGTGGATTCAAAGCCACAAACGGACACACAGGCTGGGACAGAAAAACACTTGCTTTTATTATTACATGATGTGTCGGGACAGCGTTGAGGAACACATTCTTGACACACTGAAAATGCGAAAGGATTATACTGATGAACTATTCACGGAATATGAAGGCCAAATCAAGTAAACGGATCAATTTGAATGTGGTATTTTTCGCCCTGGGTGTTATAATCGGAATGACGGCGATGTCGATTCTGATCAAACCGTCAAGGTCGGAGAAGGACACTTCAAAGGGGTTATCACCGCCACAAATGGCGGAACACCTTAATTTTTTTACCGAAAAAGTTCAAGATGCTGAACTAATAACGGAACTCAAATTTGAAGAACAAGAGCCAGAACTCGAACCCGAACCGTTGATCCGGCTGACACCCCTGGGAGAATATACGATCACAGCATACTGTTCGTGTGAAACCTGTTGCGGTGACTGGGCTTTGAACAGGCCGATCGATCCAGTGACTGGCGAACCGATCGTTAAAGGTGCAGCGAATGTCATTCTTCAACCTGGGGTATCTGTGGCTTCCCCGTTACCTTTCGGAACATCGATCTATATTGACGGCCTGGGGAATTACATAGTCCACGATAGGACAGCGCAACGGGTCGCAGATTACTATGACGTCAACGTCATCGACATATACTTCACCGATCACCAGGAAGCCGGCGAATTCGGCAAGCAACACCGTGAAGTTTTCATCATAGAAGGGGGTCAGAAAAATGAATGAAAAGAATATGATGTGGATCGAAGGTGCGATCAAACTTGTATCGTCGGGAATCACCAACAGGATCGACAATCCCGACAAGACGATCAAGGTTTACAGCTGCGGGACGGTCATTAGAATCGACATTTCAAAGGGGGTCTGTAAGAAATGATCAAATGCGAAAATCGGTGTCCTGAAAGCAAATTTGACGGGTGCTGCTGCGAATGTCCAGATCGTGAAGACTGTCAATCAATCTGTACTGACACGCCGGACAAATGTGGATTCAGTATCACTGAAGAAGACAACAGCGCAACCCTGGCTACGTTCCAGGCCGAACAAATGGCTGTGATTCAGCGGATCGCTGATCTGGTCACAGAAAAGAAAAGACTTGAAGACCTGGAAAAGAAGATGAAGGCGCAGCTGCTTCAGGCGATGGAAGCCTATGGTCTGAAAAAATTTGAAAACGACGTTCTGTCCATCACCTATGTCGCAGCCACAACGTCCACGTCCATCGATTCGGCGAAGTTAAAGAAGAAATATCCGGCGATTGCCGAAGAATGTTCCAAAACCAGTACCAAAGCAGCATATGTGAAAATCAGCGTGAAGGGTGATGACGATGCTGTTTGAAGTCAAGAAGGACGGAAAGGTGTACATGAGTACCAAAAGCGAAAAGTGTATTCCCGACAAGGAAACACGGAAGCAGATGCGGGCAGCCGGATATAAACTGTATAAGGACGGGAAGGTGTTCAAAGACTGATGGCACAGGAAAAGACGTTTGAAAAGAAGGTCAGACGCTGGCTTGAATCAAACGGCATTTACGATGCCGGAACGCCGGACGACAAGCAACCCGTCCCCCCTGTTGGGTGGTATTTCAAAACCTGGGGCGGTGGACGGCAGAAGAACGGCCTTCCCGATCTGATCATCAATGTGAACGGCTTCTTCTTCGGGGTCGAGCTTAAAGCCCCGAACGGAAAGGCTTCCGATCTTCAGGAAAAGAACATCAAAATGATCAACGCCGGAAACGGGATCGGCCTGGTGTTATATCCGAAGGGTTTTGAAAACTTCAAAAACATCGTGAAAGGGGCGATCGGGTGCGATTCTCACATTCCCGTGTTGAAACAGCTGATCAGTGCAAATTCAAATACAAACTGCGATACAAAAGGAAGCTGATTACGCTTCCCAGCTGTGAACCAGACAATGCGCTGATCCTGGGAACTGCCCTTCATGAAGGAATCGAAAACGGTGTGGAAGCCGGAATCAATACATATTTTTTCAGCTTTCCAGTGATCGATGATCTTCATGTGAACGAAGCGATCAAGCTTGAACACTGGATCAGAAAAGCCGATCAGCTGCTTCCGAAGGGTATCTATGAATTCCCGATTGAAGACGATGACTTCATCGGATATGCTGACCTGTTGCATGACGTGACGGACGAATGTGTCCTGACAAGGGGTGTCACAAAGGTTTTCGATCTGTATGATTTCAAATACTCAAACAACGTCGAAAGCTATCTGAAATCGGGTCAGCTGCATGAATACAAGTATTATATCGAAAAGAATCACCCTGGCTGGAAGATTCGGAAAATGTTCTTCGTGTTCTTCCCGAAGGTCACGATCAAGCAACGAAAAGACGAAGACATTTTCACGTTCCGGCAAAGGCTGAAGGCCGAACTGGACAGAAATGAAATCCAGATCGTCGAGGTCGTATATGATCCGACGAAGGTGATTGATTTCGTCACAAAGGTCAAGCGAATTCTTGAACTTGACGAATTTCCGAAGGAAGAATCCAGACTTTGCGCCTGGTGCGAATACCAGGAATATTGTGAAAAAGGGGTCGATTATATGCTGTTACCAGCAAACCAAAGAAGAAACATTCAGGAAGTTCAGAAGAAAGTCATCTGGATTTATGGTGCGCCCTTCAGTGGCAAGACCACACTGGCGAACAAGTTCCCCGATCCGCTGATGCTGAACACGGACGGCAACATCAAATATGTCGATGCGCCGTATATCCCCATCAAGGACAAAGTGACGGTCGAGGGCAGACAGACGAAGCGTCAGCTGGCCTGGGCGGTATTCAAGGAAGTCGTGGACGAACTGGAAAAGAAGCAGAATGATTTCAAGACGATCGTCGTCGATCTGCTTGAAGACCTTTATGAGCACTGTCGTCTGTATATCTACGACAAAAGGGGCTGGGAACACGAATCCGATGACAGCTTCAAAGCCTGGGACATCGTTCGGACGGAATTCCTGTCCACGATCAAACGCCTGGTCAATCTGGACTATGAAAACATCGTTCTGATCAGCCACGAAGACCGCAGCAAAGACCTGACGAAAAAGGGTGGCGACAAGCTGTCCACGATCAGGCCAAACCTGGCTGAAAAACCAGCAAACAAGATCGCCGGAATGGTGGATATTGTTGCCAGGGTCATCGCTGAAGACGATCGCCGTGTTCTTTCCTTCAAAACTTCGGAAGTCATCTTCGGTGGTGGAAGGCTGAAGGTCACGGAAAACGAAATCCCGCTGGACTATGACGCATTGATGGAAGTCTATGCGGAAGCGAACAGGGCAGCAGCAGAGGACAAAAAAGACAAGTCCATGACCAGCAACACTCCCAGGGAGAAAAAGCCCGCAGAACGCAACGCAGAGCCTTCAGACGACGTGCCGAATCAGGAAGCTGAACAAAACGCTTCCGCTGGCGAAGCTGCGAATTTTTTTGACCAAAAAGTTCAGGAAGCTGAACCAGCAACCCCCGCAGCACCCACAACCCCGCAGCGCAAACGCCGTGGTCAGTGATCCGGCGATCCGAAAAAATTATTCAAATCAAATACTTCAATGAAAGGTGAGGTCAATTATGAGCATCAACTGGGACAAGTTCGACAAGGAATTCAACACGAAGGCACTGGCAGAAGAACTGAAAGAAGCCGAAGCGAACGGCAGCACAAATGACTTCAAGGAAGTTCCCCACGGTACATATGAAGTCAAGATTCACAAGATGGAACTGACCACGGCGAAGTCTTCCGGCAATCCGATGTTCAGCTGCTGGTTCAAGGTTCTGGCTGGCGAATACAACGGCAGCATGATCTTCATGAACCAGGTCGTGACGCAGCGTTTCCAGATCGCCATCGTGGACGAGTTCCTTCGTTCCCTGGATTCCGGCCTGGAAGTCGAATTTGAATCATATAAACAGTGGGATCAGCTGATCATGGACATCTTTGAAGCCATTGACGGTAAACTTGAATATCTGCTGAAGTACGGCAAGACAAACAAGGGCTTCAACACCTTTGAGATTATAGAGGTTTACGAAGTCGGCGAATAATTGAAACCCTGGCGGGGGGGATCGGGGAAACCCCTTCCCCCCAGCAATTCAGAAGAATGGGGGATTAAAATGGTCTTTTATGACTTTGAGGTGTTCCCGTTCGATTGGTTGGTCG